GATGATGCTCTGATATGGGCATTGGAATCAGGAAAATTGGCAGGTGCGGCGGTTGACGTGTTATCCGGTGAGTTTAATGCGGATTTTGATGCAAATGATCATCCGCTTGTTGAATATGCGCGGGAACATGATAACCTTATTATAACCCCTCACATTGGGGGAAGCACTGAAGATGCCTGGGAAATGACACAAAAGCGAATAATAGAGAAAACCATTGAATATTTTAAGGAGAAGAAAGATGAGTAAGTGTTTAACATTAATTTTTATAATATTTCTTTTTTTCGCTTGTGAAGCGTCGAGCGTACCAACAAAAAGCGTTGATTATAAAAACAAAACAATGGAACCCGTTGCTACAACTCCAGAAGGGATTAAGATATATTATTTTATTCACAGGGATAGTGGTGTTTATGTAGCGGTTTCAGAAAATGGTCTTCGTAATGGGTACAGGGTTGCAATCTGTAATTAAGGAAATTAATCAATTTCTCGAATCCTCTCGATGAATATTTTAGGAATAATCCCTGCTAGACTAGGTGAAAAAAATAAAAATATATGGTCCATTCAGGGAAAACCGCTTGTTGAATGGGTTATTGATGCCGCAAAAGCGTCAAAATTAATAAATCTTCTGGTTTGCAGTACCGACAGTGAAGATGTCAAGAATGTGTGTGACAGAAACAATGTCAAATGGTTGGAAAGACCTGAACATTTAAGAAACGGTGATTTCCCGATTGTTAAACTTGTTCAGAATGTGCTGAGCAACACCGCAAACAATATTGATGTGGTCGCGCTTCTTCAACCCACAAGTCCGTTTGTAACTCCGGATCAAATTGACGAATCATTGTCAATGCTATCAAAAATGAGTGTTTTTAAATCAGTTCAGACAGTTACAACAATGCCGCATAATTATCACGCATATAATCAGAGATTGTGTTTGGGTAAAACAACTATGTTTGTATTTGAAAAAGAACGAGAAAAATGTTATAATAAGCAGACAAAACCGGAACATTTCATATTCGGTAATTTTCTTGCCACAAAAGTTGATGCTTTAGACAATGGATTGTTTGCTAAACCATCTGCTTTTGTTAAGATTGACAGGTATACGGCGTTGGATGTTGATACGCTTGAAGACCTTGAACTTGCCAATTGGTATGTAGAGAAAGGGAAAATTAACTAAAAACTAGAAATCACCGGGACGGTACATCCCGTTGATAGGATATTAAAAAGGCCAGGTGGGGCCACCTACTCACTTGGCCTTTTTTTATCCGTAAACTTATGACAGAACTCACACCACAAGAAGAACGACAATTAAAAATAGAGGCCATCAAGATCATAGAAGAACTTGATAGGCGTAAAAAACATAGGAAACTCTATAGTTTATATCCTGATGAGGGTCCGTTGAGGCGGGAGCTTTATAAGCCTCATATGGCGTTCTTCGCTGCCGGTGCGAAGTATCGTGAAAGATGTGCAATCGCCGCGAACAGGGTGGGAAAATCGTATGGAATGGGTGGATTTGAAACCGCAGTTCATTTAACGGGGTTATACCCCAAATGGTGGACGGGGAAAGTATTCAAAAATCCAGTTTTTTGTATTGCTGCCGGTAAAACAAGTCAAACCGTAAGAGATATCGGGCAAGAAATCCTTTGCGGCCCCCCCCATGCTATCGGGACAGGCTTAATCCCAAAAGAATTCATAATTGATATTAAGAAAAAAGCGGGAAATATAGCAGACGCTATAGAACAGGTTCTCGTAAGGCATCGATCGGGTGGCACAAGCAGACTTGTATATAAATCATACGACCAGAAAAGACAGGCATTTGAAGGCATAGCGCCGAATGTTTTATGGTTAGACGAAGAATGCATAATGGGTATCTATTCTGAATGCCTCATCCGCACAATGACGACAGACGGCATATTGATGCTCACGTTCACACCGAAACTTGGCATCACTGAAGTTGTCGAAAATTTTTTACCAGATGGCAAAATGCCGGGTGGTGTGAAACTCCCAGACGGTGTTTCCGGTGGCGCGAAAGGGACAAAGTTTGTTGTCCAGGCTACCTGGGAAGATGCGCCACACCTCACACAACAACAGAAAGATGAAATATATGAAGGGACACCCAAATATCTAAGAGACGCTGTTTCCAAAGGTATTCCCCAACTTGGAGAGGGCGCAATATACCCAATTCTCGAAGAGGACGTAATATGCCCATATTTCGACGTGAACGAGTTCCCGTGGTGGCCCAGGGTCTATGCCATAGATGTCGGTTGGCGTTCAACAGCAGGTGTGTGGGGCGTTCTAAACACGGAATCCGACATAGTTTACCTTTATGACGAATACAAGCAGGGCCAGCAGGAACCTATGACCCATGTGAGGGCGTTTAATTCAAGGGGAGATTGGATACCCGGAGTCATTGATCCTGCCGCGAAACAGAGAAGTCAGAAGGACGGAAAACGGTTAATCGACGACTATCGGGAACTTGGCCTTGAGCTTCATTATGCAGACAATTCGGTGGATGCGGGAATCGCCAGAGTAAAAGAACGGTTATTTAGTGGCAGACTCAAAGTTTTCCCGCATCTTTCAAAATGGCTGTCAGAGTTCAGGATGTACAGGTATGGCGAGGATGGCAAACCGGAACGGAATCAGGACGATCATTTAATGGATTGCACGAGATACCTCATAATGAGCGGATTGGATGTGGCAAGCAGGATGCCGTACGAAGATGAGGAGAATTATTTCAACAGGTACAACCAGCAATCAAAACCCAAGAAGGACAGAAGGTTATCTTTATATGGCATATTCTGAAAAACGATTGGAACTGGAAAAAGCGATAGAATCATCCAACCTTGCTGAAGGCATGGACGACCATGATTTGAACCTGATAGCACAGAAGGTCATTGAAGAATACGACATAGATAAGGAAAGCCGGAGCGAGTGGGAAGACAGGACAAAACTTGCAATGGGTATGGCAACGAACATGCTTCAGTCGTTTTCCGGTGAGTCTTCCTCTGATTTCAAGGATGTTAATTTTCCACTTCTTCTTACGGCGGCTATAAGTTTTTCCGCAAGGGCATACACACAGCTTGTTCAATTTGGAAATATCGTAAAAGCGAAAGTTATCGGCAGAGATCAGGATAACACAAAAGCAAGCAAGGCGAATCGTGTCCAGACACATATGAACTATCAATTGTCTGAACAGATGGAGAATTGGGGTGAAGACACAGATTACCTGCTGACGGCACTTCCTATTGAGGGGTGTGAGTTTAAAAAAACATATTTTAACCCATCAGACAAAGTAAATGTTTCCGAATGGATACGCCCAAATGACCTTGTTTTAAACTATAAGGCAAAAAGCATTGAGAAAGCAGCGCGTTATACCCATGTAATAAAACTTTATCCGAACGAAATAGTTGAACGGATAAACTCAGGTGTGTTTCTTGATTTGAAGGAAATAAGAAATGTTGCCCCGAATGATGGCGATGAAGAAAACCCGTCTCCTACAAATGATGATGACGCTCCGCATATATTTTATGAGCAGCATAGATATCTGGATCTCGATGATGACGGGTACAAGGAACCTTATGTGGTTACTGTCCATAAAGGCAGTCAGAAAGTTGTTCGCATTATTGCAAGGTTTGACATTGACGGAGTGCAATTCAACGAAAAAACCGGAAAAGTAATCAGGATAAAACCTGTCCACTACATCACGCGATTTCTTTTTATGCCATCCCCGGACGGCGGCGTGTACGGAATGGGGTATGGGAATATTATCGGCCCCGTCAACCTTGCCAGCAATGCCATCCTGAACGAAATAGTTGAAGCCGGATTTCTTGCCAACACGCAGGGCGGGTTTGTCGGTAAGGGCGTGAGCATGAAGAAAGGTCGCGGCGGAGGCGATATCGAATTTGAGCAAGGTGAGTTTAAGCAGGTCAATTATTCCGGTGATGATATCCGGAAACACATACTCGCACTTCCATTCAAAGGGCCGGAACCGACTCTTTTTTCAGTGTTTGACAGACTTATAAACGCAGGGGAAAAACTTGGAAGCATTACAGACCCACTTGTTGGGGAATCCCCCGGTGCGGATGTCCCGGCGACAACTATTCTTGCCCTGATAGAGCAGGGTTCAAAAATACCGTCGTCCGTGTATGTGAGATTGCACCAATCATTCAGGTCTGAATACAGAAAGTTGTTCAGGTTGAACAGCATATACCTTGAAGACGAGGAATATTTCAACATCAATGACGACGAGAAATCAGTGGCACGCGCAGACTATGATTACAAGTCATGTGATGTTGTCCCGATATCAAACCCTGCCGAAATATCCAACACGCACAAACTGCTGATGGCGCAGGTATTACGTGAGTTTATGGGTATGGGTTTAAACGACAATGCCATCATCCGTAGGAATCTTGAAGCATTGCAGGTTTCTGACATAGAGGAAATATTGCCCGAACAGGGAGCACAGCAAAAGCCGGACCCGAAGACGCTTCTTGAAATACAGAAACTTGAGTTAGAGAGAAACAAACATGAGTTAGAGATGTTCGAATCGCAGTTTAAGGTAGCTAAACTACAGTCAGAAGTGCTTTTAAACATCGCGAAGGCAGAGGGTGTAGAGATGGGTCAACAGATGGATCTTTACATGGAGACAATGAAAAATCTCACAGAAAGAATGAAAATAAGAGCGCAGGGAGCAAGTAATGCAGGACAACAGTCTAAGCAGGCAGGAACTTGAGAGTTGGTTGAGAGACCCGGTTACTAAAAAGATAAGAAAAAAAGTAGACGAAGAAATGGGTCTTTCTTATGACAATTGGCTTAACGGCAGATTCGCAACGCCGGAATTGTCTGAATTTGAACGAGGAAAAATACTCGGCATGTTGAGTGTTTTTAATGTAGAAATAGACGAGGAATAAAATGGAACATTACGAAGTAAAAGAACCACCTGAAAACAACTCAGGAATGAGAGCAGTACAGGATAAAGTAATCCTTCAACCATTGGAGGTTGCGCCTACGGTTGGAGAGGCAAGACTTGTAAAACCACAAATAACAATCGAGCAGGAAAAACTGGCACAGACATATGCGTATTTGATTTCTATCGGCGGGAACGCTTTCGAGACATGGGACGGTGACAAACCGCATGTCGGTGATTTGGTGTATGTATGCCGGTATGCCGGTGTGAACAACATTCTTGGTGCAGACGAAAAAAGATATCAGATATGCAGTGATAGGGATATCACGGCAATCATTGACAAATTGCCGGAATCAGAAGACTCAAAGGGATGGAGAGAACCTTTATATAAATCTAATGAGGTAAACAACTGATGGACATCGAAGAAAAAGCAAGAACTATGGGATGGGTTCCGAAGGAAGAGTTTCGAGGCGACCCGGAAAAACATATTACGGCAGAGGAGTTTGTTGAGCGTGGCGAAAATATTATGCCTATTCTCAAAGAGCGACTTGGTAAATTTGAGGAACGAATTGATTCACAGGTTCAACAGATTGAAAAACTTAACCAAACAGTTTCAAATGTTGTTCGTATGTCAAAAACCGCGTCTGAACGTGCATATAAAAAGGCCGTCAGGGACTTACAGAAACAACAGCGTGAAGCAGCGCACTCTGGTGACGGTGAGGCGTTCGACAGGGTGGCGAAAGAGATAGAAGAACTGGAAAAGACTCAGGTGGACGAAAAACCATCGGATATACATCCGGATTACAATGGTTGGGTGCAGAAGAACCAGTGGTATGTCGAAGATGAACAGCTTTCCGAATATGCTGATTTTGTCGCCAACAAGATACACCAGACAGGCGGTCTTGAAGGACGTGCGCTTTATGAAGAAGTGACGAAGCGTGTCAAAAAGCAATACCCTGAAAAGTTCGAAAACCCAAAAAGACAAACTCCTCCCCCGGTAGAAGGCGGCGGCGGAGAAGGTGGCGAAACCACAAAATCAAAAAAGAAAACATACCGTGATTTACCGGCAGACGCGAAAGAAGTGTGCGACAGGCAGATATCTCAGGGACTTTGGAAAGACAGGGATGAGTATGTTGCTGAATATTTTGCCCAGGAGGAGGAATAATGGACATTGATGCAAACAGGGAATGGACGGAAGAAGAGTTGAACGACCCGACAATTATGAGGAAAGACCTTATCGCTATTGCAAAAGCTAAAGCGGAACAGCAGGGCAAGGTTTTACCTTTTGGGAATCGTAAGAATAGCGATTATATAGACATGATTCTTGGCAGGCAACCTTTTATGGAAAAGGCAGATAAGTTGAGGGAAACGCCAGAGCGTGTGCCGCTTGGTACACCACACATGAAATTGGTAATACCTGAAAGAGCAAAGGAACCTGGATATGTTTACAGAATCATAAATGACAGAGGAAGTCGTTTGGATCAGGCATTGCGTGGCGGCTATGAATTCGTTATAGACCCGGAAAACGGTATGGATGTCAATCTTGAAGATAGAAGAAGTGTAATGGGTTCTTCGATAAAATTTGATGTCGGGGATGACGGCACAGGAAAGCGCATGACGGGCTACGCAATGAAAATCAGGAAGGATTTCTATGAGGCAGACCAGGCAGAGAAGCAGAAAAAGGTAGACGCAGTTGATGAGGCAATCCGTGGAGGCAATACTGGTAATGATGGACAATATATCCCCAAAGGCGGGATTTCTATAGACTCTAATTTCTGATAGGAGATCAAAATGGCTAATGTTGATTCACCTTTTGGGTTTAAACCCATTAGGTACAGAAGTGGAGCACCTTATAATGGTGCGGCCAATTTGTACTACTTCCCTACGGGCGACACAACTGCCGCTTTTGTTGGTGATTTAGTTACTTTGGCAACTTCTTTTTACAAACTTCCTGAAGGCGTTCCGATGTGTAAGCAGGCAGCCGCTACTGCTACGACTCTGCTTGGAGTTGTTGTCAGCATTCTTCCGAATGACGCGAGTGACACTGTTTACAGGAAAGCAAGCGAGGGAAGATATGCGTTGGTTGCTGACGACCCGAATCTCGTGTTTGAAGCACAATATACCGGGACTCTTTTGGCATCACAAATGTTTTATTACTGTGATGTAACCGTTGGAACGGGAAGTACCGTAACTGGTATTTCCGCAATGGAAGTAAACCACAGTGGTATTGTAACTACGACAATGCAGTTACATATTGTTGGAATTTCATCTAAGCCGAACAACACGGCGACGGACGCAAATCCGGTTTTGGAAGTAACAATACATGAACACGCTCACAAGTTTGCGGCGTAAGGGAAGGGGGATAAAAAATGGCAGGTGTTATTGCTACTGGTAATCACCCGAAAGCCTTATTTAAAACGCATTGAATTGCTGGAAACTCTTAAGAAGACAATCAGCAGCCAAGGCAAAGTACATGAACCAAATTTATAAAATAACAAATATAATAAACAACAAATGTTATATAGGTTTGACTACTCAAGGAATTAGTAAACGGTGGTCTGAACATAAATACAGGTTCAATCTTGGTGAACGAGACCATAAGTTATACTTAGCAATGAAAAAATATGGCATTGATAATTTTGATATAGAAGTTCTCGAAACTATTGACAATAAAGAAAATCTAAAACAACTTGAAATATACTATATCAAAAAATTTGATTCATATAATAATGGCTATAATATGACGGTTGGTGGTGATATTGTTTCAAATGAAACAAGAAAAAAGATTAGCGAAAAGATGATCGGTAGAGAAATTACTTGGGCAGATAAAGTAGTTGTTACAAGGCGGAAAAATTGTATCTGGGAGCATGGAGAGTTAAGTGGGAAAGATCATCCAAAATCAAAACCTTTTCTTGTTGAATATCCGAATGGGTCATTAAAAATGAAACATGGTATTAGAGATTTCTGTAAAAAACAGAAACTCAATTATTATTGTTTTTATGATACCTATAGGGGGAAACAAAATCAACACAAGGGATATGTGCTTTTTGCAAGGTTCAACGACTATGGCGAAAGCCAGTACACTCAAGTGAGTGGAAGCGGTGCGCCATCTGTTGCTCGTGCAGATGGATGATATAGTCTGGTCTATATGGCGACATATAGCAGTCGAAAGACGGGATAAGTTTAGCGAACTTATCTGAACATAATGGGTGGGGTCGTTCGTATGACGAACACATGACTGAGTATACGGATCTTT